GTATTAGATACTGATGGAGATTTGCATGTAGATAGAGATGTAGTAGCATTTTCTACAACACCATCAGATAAAAGATTAAAAAAGAATATTAAAGATATTAATTATGGTTTAGAAACTATTATGGAACTTAATCCAAAACAATATGACTGGAAAGAAGATAATAGACACGATATAGGATTTATTGCACAAGAAGTAGAAGAAGTAATCCCTGAAATAGTAAAAGATAAAAAACACTTTGATAAGGAAATAAAGACTTTGGATTATGAAAAATTAACTGCTGTATTAATTAAAGCAGTTCAACAACAACAAGAACAAATAAACAAATTAGAGGAGAAGTTAAATGGCTAAAGTAATAAGTGCAGTAGAAGCTGCAACAGCAGAAGCACCAAAAACGGTGTTAATTAAACATACTAGAGTTATGAAAAATGCAAATGGTAACGATGTTACTGTTTTGGATTATGAAGAAACTAAAATTGTTGATGACGCTATAACAGATGCAGAAGCTCAAAAAACTAATTTAGAAGCACAACTTGCAGAAGTAGAAGCTGATTTAGTAGAGTACAAAGCAATTAAAGATGCTGAGTAATGGCAGTAGCTAATACAAATGTACATTTAAGAAGTGGCATTGGAGATGCTTGCAAAGTAGTACAAACTAGCAATATAAGTATATCTGCTATGGCTACATCAGACATTACTGTTGGTGGTATTACACATACGTATGCTGGACAAAATAGTGGACCTATCGGAGCTTTTGAAAAGATAGGTGGTAGTAATAATCCACTAGCTAGTTCAGCAAATACCAGTGTAACAGCATCACATAGATCTGCAATAATAAATACTCCACATCATTTCAGTCATGCTATCGGTGGATACCATGAAACAAGTGGTGGTGGTTTTGGTGGTGGACAATAATAAACAATAGGGGATAACAATGGAAGTAGGTAAAGACACTAAATTTACATTATCTATAGAAACAGGTATTAGTATCTTAGTTACTGTAGGTATGATTATAGGTATGTGGTATTCTTTACAAGCAGAAATAGAACTTGCTAAAGAACTACCAGAACCTGAGGTTTCACGTATGGAATATGATTTGAAAGATCAAATGATTCGTGATTCAATATTAAACACTGAAAATAAAGTAGATAAGTTAGAAGAGAAGGTAGATGATATCAAAGAAGACACAAAAGCTATTACTCAAACACTTATAGATATGAATAATAAATGAGGATGAATCATGAGAAAGTTTATATTATCATTATGCTTATTGCTTGGACTATCGTCTACATGGCTACACTCACAGTCAGTTAACTTAAATAGTTTTCAAGCAATACAATTAATGAGCCTAGAAGAATGTGCTGTAGTACAAGTAAATGCTTCTTGGAACTATGCTAATAGATTAGATATTGCTAAGTTAAAAGATTGCTATATAGCAGAAGTAGACTTAACTAATAAAAATATTGGTGCAGTAATACAAAAAGAATGGGGTATAAAGGTAGTACCAACTATTATTATATTTCAGGATGGTAAAGAAGTAAAAAGATTTGAACCTGGTATTTCTATGAAGTTTGATGAACAATCTGTTTTAGAAAGTATTAGGAAAGAAATAAAATAATTAGTATATTAACATTAAAAACTGTTAGGAGATAACAATGGCAATGGCAAAAGCACCAAAAAGAAACTTGACATTTGGTCAAAAATTTAAAAATGCAAGGAAATTAGGTAAAGCTAATTTTATGCATAATGGTAAAAAGTATAGCACTAAGACTAAAGAAGAGGTTGCTAAAAAAGCAACACGTAAAAAAGCAAGAGGTATTAGAAAAAAAGCTAGAACGATTGGTAGAAAATATAAAAATTCTAGTGTTAAAAGTCGTATGGCAATGAGAAAAACTGGTAGAAAAATTGCTAGAAGAGTAAAAAGAAGTAATAAAGCATTAAGAAAATAATAAATAGAGAGAGGTAGGATATGATTCCATTAAACGGAGACAAACAAAAAAAGAAAGGGTTTCTTGAAACTGTAGTTACAGAAGGTGGTAAGGTAGCTGGTGGTGTTGTTGTAGGTGGAGCAGCTCTAGCTGGTGGTAAAGCTCTTGTTACTCACGGATTACCCGCTGCTGGTAGAGGAGCACTTGCATTAGGTAAGGCTGGATATAGTGCTGTAAGTACTGGATTTGGTGTTACTAAAATACCTGATGTAGTTAAAGGTATACCTAGTGCTGTTAAGAAAGTAAAAGCAGCTCCTGGTAAAGCAAAAGCTGCAGTTGTAAAATCAGCTACAGATTTAACTAAAGGTATGGGTAAAGATATTGCTAAGGCAACTCAACAAGGTTTAAGTGAAGCTATGAAACCTGTTTCAAAGACTAGAGCTTTTGCTGGTGAGGCTGGTAAAAGAGGAATACCATCACAAGTAAAGATACCTAAAGGTACAAATACTTTAGCAATGTATGGACAACCACAGTTTAAAAATCCTATTGGTGGTAAAATAGGTGAAGGATATTTTAATAAAAAAGGTAAAAGTCCTAACGCTGTAAACTTGAAAAAACAAATGGAAAAAAATGTTATTAAAGTAACAACAGAACCAAGAAAGTCAGTTGTTAAAAAAACTTTAATTGAAACTGGTACTACAACTATGGATCCTAAAACAAAAAAAATGGTACCAAAGTATAAAGAAGTTAAAACAAAAGCTGGTAGAGGTTCTAAAGTAAAAGATACAACTAAGGTTTTAGAAACTCATGATACTAGAAGTCCTAAAGTAAGAAGACAAGTTAAATCAATTACAGACAGAGCTGAAAGAGATATTTCTAAAATACAAGCATCTAATCAACCTCAAAAAATAAAAGATGCAAGAACAGCTAATGTTGTAAAAAGAGCTGGTAAAGCAGCTAATCCAATAACACGTAAAGCAGCTATTAAACAAGGTTTAAGAATGGCAGCTAGAGCAGGTTCTACTGCAGCTATGGCTTTTGGACCAGTAGGTATAGGTGTTGGATTGGCAACAAAAGCACTTATTAACGTATCTACAGCACATGATATTTACAAAGTAAGTAAAGAGGTATTACCAAAGAGAAAACGATAAGGAGAAACAATGGCTAAAGAAAAAGTCAACCTTAAAAAAGAAGCAGAAAGTAAAATGGAAACATTAGTAGAGCAACATAATGAGCTTGCTGGTAACATACAAGAAGCTAATGCTAGACTAACAGAAGTAAAACAAATGATCATTGAGCATCAAGGATACATGAAAGGCCTTGAAGCTTGCGACGAAAACTGTGAGGAGAAAAAATAATGGGACCAATATTAGGTAAGTTACTAACCAGTTTAGGAACTGAAAAACTGTTAAAAGCAATCATATTACATTTAGGTGATTTCTTAGTAGGTAAGTCATCAAATAAATTAGATGATAAACTATGGGCTGAAGTTAAAAAAGCTCTAGCAAAAAAATAGGAGGTACCATTGAAACTTAAGCAACGTGGTATAATAATACCAGACCAGCATTATCCATTAGAAGATAAAGCTGCAGTTAATTGTGTAGTGAAAGCTATACAAAAAATAAAACCAGATATATTTGTTAATCTAGGAGATGTTGGGGAGTGGGAATCTGTTTCTGCATGGAAATATAAAGATAAGAAACTACCACCACTTGAGTTTCAATTACCTATTGTTAATGAGGATATACGATTGGTAAATGAAGGCTTAGATGTTTGGGATGATGTACTTAAAAAAGTTAAATGTAAAAAGAAATATTTACTCCAAGGTAATCATGATCTTTGGTTGGATAATTTTTCTAACAAGTATCCCTATCTTAGTAATTATAGCTTTTTTAAAGCGTGTAAAATAAAAGAAAGAGGATATAAATATACTGAGTATAATTTACCAATACAAATAGGTAAGCTAACATTCTTTCATGGAGCATTTGCTACAACATATCATGCAAAGAAACATTTAGAAACCTATGGAGAAAATGTAATATACGGACATACACACGACATACAACGACATACACTGACAAAACTAAATGGTAATATTGGTGCTTGGTCATTAGGATGTTTAAAAGATATGTCACATGAACAAAATAAATGGCTTAAAGGTAGGCTACATAACTGGGGCCATGCATTTGCTGTTGTAGATTGGTATACAAATGGCGAATTTAAAGTGGAAGTAGTAGAGATAGTAGATGGTAAAACATCTTTGTGGGGAGAGATAATAGATGGGAATGTATAATACAGAGACTGGCAAGGGACAAGAGTTTGTTGGTAAGTCTATTAGTGATAGCAGGCGTAAGTATAATCTTAAAACAAAATCAAAGAAAAAAGTTAAGGTTATAAATATGAATGATATTACTAGAGGTAATATACTTTGTACTAAATTAAGGAAAGCAAGTGCCAAAGTTAATTAAAAATATTGCAAACTTTACTGGCGGTTTAAATAATAATACAAATCGTAGAGATATATTAGATATAGAATCGCAAGTAATGTTAAATGTATCTAATGAAATACCAGGTAAATTAGTAATGGAAGGTAGATCTATTGCTTCTAGCGTAAGTTCTAACGATGTTACAGCTATAGATGCTTTAAACTATGGTAATGGATTGTTACATACAAACTTAGATAGAAACTTTGGTGCAGCTGGTATTAACGAAACTGAGTATTTATTTATTAATGATAAGACTGATAGCATAGTTCGTATATACGATGTTACTAATAGTGCAGCAGAAGCTACAACTATTGACTATGGTAATACTGCATCATTAGTAGAGATGTACTCAGTTGATGGGCAGATAAGAGTTGTACCTCATTATGGTAATGCAGGTAATACTCCAAAGGTGTTAGGTTATTATAACTTTGATAGAAACTTTGGATATACTACATCTACATCACCTATAAATAATTCTTTATCAAATGTTTATGTATCTAGTGATTTACATATAGCACCTATAAAAGGTGGTAGTAGTAGTAATGTAGCATACGAAACAGATAAACTATACAATAAGATGACACACTTTCATCCTGATAATGACTCTGAAATATTTATGTTAGATGTACAAAGTAGTGGTACTTATGCTATGGGAACTGGTGGAGATGTAAATAAAGTAGAAGTAACTGCTGTAGAAATGCATGATTTATTAGATGGTTATTTAGATAATGCAAGTGGTTATACTTCTGATGGTAAAGGTTCTATGGCAGTGATAGCATATTTTAGAAATGATGTTAATGCTGATGACGATACAACTATTAAACCTAAGTCAGGTAAAAGATATGGGTTGTGGGCATCTAAAGTATACTCTAACTATGATGATGATACAAATAAATCACAGTCTGTTGCAGTATATTTAGGTAGTGTATATCAACATGTATCTGTAGGAACAAGTAGTACAGATGTAGCACAAAAATTATATTTTGGATTAACAGGTCGTATGGGTGATAAAGATCCTAGATATTCTGGATTTAAAATATATTATGCTTTAATGGATGGATTTCAAGAAGGTTCTAGCATTGATAATTCTACTAATATAGGAGTAAAATATTTATTAGCAGAAGTAGACTTTGCAAAAGGATTACGTTATGCTGGTAGCAATACATATCAATTTTTATTTCCATACACATTAAATAGTGATAAACAATGGACATGGCCTATACAAGGTTGGATGAGTACAGATAGATTTATAGCTGATGGTATAACAGATTTATCTATAGCAGAACCTTATACTTTACAATCTAATACTGTAATAGGTGAAGCTAACACTGGATTTAAAACATCTACATTATTAAATAGAAGAATTTATGCAGGTAATGTACAGTATTA